GTCATGCTTGTGAGCGTGTTGCACCAAGACGTGCCCCGCCGGTATGCGGGTTTCTTTGGCGTACACGCCCGAGCTAAAGTGGTGATGGATCATCAATTATTCCAAAAGAAGAATGTTGTTAGGTACATATTGTGTCATCAGCCAGTTCGAGCCGTCCGACACCAAAGTCGTCTGGTCGCCTGAGCTGGCCAACAGGATGGACGTTGCCGCAGCACCGCCGGTCAGAGGCACCACGTTGGACGACGCTGACACGACCGTCTGCGTTTGGTAATTTTGAAACCGCAAAACCCGACCTGACCAGCTTGATGCGGCCGGAAGCGTCACCGTACAGGTCGAGCCAGTCTTATTGTTGATCAACCAAACGTCAGTTGCCGCCACGGTAAAGTCAGCGGTCTTAGTCACCGGCGCAGACGGCGCAAAGTAGTCGGTGTTAGCCACCGCAGCAGATATGGCAGTGCCGTTACCCTTTAAAACACCCGTGACGCTGGTGGTCAACGTAATGGCTGGTGTGGTTGTAGCGGTCGCTACAGTGCCTGCAAAGCCATTGGCAGACACTACAGAAACGCTTGTGACCGTGCCGCTGGTTGCTGGCGCAGCCCATGTCGGTGCGCCGCCTGTTGTGGCCGTCAGTACTTGGCCAGTCGTACCCGCAGCGGTAAACGCATACGCTGACCCATCCCCATACGCTACGCCGTAAGCTGTAGGGGCCGCAGAGCCGTTTGTGCCGCCGTTGGCGATGGCCAAGGTGCCTGCAAGGGTGATAGCGCCTGTAGTGGCCGTTGCTGGCGTCAGGCCGGTCGTGCCGCCTGCGAATGACAAGACGCCGGCGTTGGTGATGGTCACATTACCTGTAGCGCCGGACACTGATATGCCACTGCCGGCAATGTTTGACAGCACACCTGTGTTGGCTAGCGTGATGGTGCCAAGGCCATTGGTGACTGAAATGCCAGCGCCAAAACCCAACGTGTTTAATGTGTACCCTGTGCCATTACCAATCAGCAGTTGACCGTTGGTGGGGATAGTGTCTAACCCTGTGCCACCGCTAGTAACGGGAATAATGCCAGTGCCTGTTCCAACAAGATCATACAAACTGTAAAACCACCGATACCACTCACGCGACACCGCACCGGTGCGTTCGTCAATAATCGACACCCGTGGCGGCGTGATCTGGGTGGCGTTCGGATTGGTCGCCATGATCAGGCATTGGTCGGGCTTATGATTAGTTCTGCCCCCATGATGGCAATCTTGTTGGGGTCAGTGCCTGAAAGCTCGTACACACGGTCGCGCAACTTGAGCGTCATGCCCAGCCGACGCCAGAAGGTTCGTTGGCCATAGACACCAATTTTGCCAAGCGGTGACCAATGCTCGTTTGACCAAGTGTGACCGCCGTCGTCTGACCAGCGCAGCATGACCGCAGGGTCGTAACCTGGCGCAGCAGGATATGCCGTAGTGACCAAGTTGTACCCAGTGATGTCGGTGTCTGATAACTCATATTGACCCAAAGGCTCAAAACCATCCCCCGCCTCAGTGGTTAACGTAACGCCAGATTGCGTTGTCAAATACGTTTGCACATATTCAGCCACAAGGTCTAACCCTGACTCAGTGTCGATGTTTTCACTGTCATACGCAGGATATAAATTTAAGCCAACACCTGCTTCGCAATCCAATTGCAGGCTGTGATGCGCTGTGCGCTTGAGGTTGTTTGTGCCGGTCGGCAGCGCCCGCCATGAGCGCAGCCACTTTTGGACGCCGCCGTTGTCAGCGTAGATGTCCAAGTCAAACCTATAGATGTTGCCATTTTCAAAGTCGCCAACAATAATGTTGCCGCCAAAGTTGCACTGGCAATTGCTGCGGTGACGCATAAAGTCGCCGTTATCAAAACCAGCGCGCTCATGCCAGGCTTGGGTAGCTACGTCGTAAACCCATGTGGCGTTGCCGCTTGGGAACGTCAGCACATAGAAAGCATGGCCTTCTTGCTGGTAAGTGTAGGCAATAGCGTCAGAAATGTTGCCGTACTGGGCAATTGCATATTCAATGGCGTGAGTGGATATACGAACGCCGGTGTAACCATTGGCTCTGTAGACAATGCCTTGGCCACGGGCGTCTGTGCCCAACCAGAACAAGCCGTTGTCCATTTTGGCAATGGTGTACGCAGACACGCAGCCGATTTCGTTGAAAGCGCCTTGGATGCGGGTCAGGGGAAAGTCAGCCGCGCCGGAGTCATACCAGACTTCGACCGAATCGGTGCCAAACACCCACAGTTCGCGGTGATCAGAGATCAGACCAACCACGCCGTCAGGTGAGCCTTCAGCACTTGCAAAGTCCAGCGGATCAACTGAGGTGCCATTAAGCAATTGCGACACCCAAATGATCTGGCTGTTCGGCTGGTTAAAGACAAAGTAGCCGTCAAGGTACGCAACCGTCACAGCGCCAGCAAAGTCTGGGTCAGTGATCTGGGCAAACACACCGGTGGTTTCGTTGTAGATGTAACCGTCGGGATTGCAGGCAAAGAAAATTTGAGTGCCGTTGTCAGCAATAGACACGGGGCCGGTGCCGGACACGGTGCCAAGCAACTGCGGTGTGGCCGTCAGGCCAGTCAGTTTGTAGACTTCATACCCTGATACAACGTAAAAGTCACTGCCATTGGTTTGATGCGCCCACAATGCGCGGATCGGGCCGGTGCCCACGGTTTGCAAGAAGTTAAGCCCTGGGGCACGGTTAAGAAACCCTGCTTCTTTGCCGCCTTCGGGAATGACTTCTGGAAACAAATTGACCATGCGGTTGTCCGCAGCGTTGATACTGCGGGCAACATACGCCGACCCAAGAATCGGTGTTTTCATGCAATGTAACTTGGATACCACTTGGTTGTCGTAACGTCGTAAGTCATTGTTAATGCCTTACTAACGACTGCTGTACCAGCCAGAGCAATATTGCCTGCTGTTGTCCATGTAAATACGCCAGTTGGAATCAATGTAATCGTACCCCCACCAGCAGAAATTGGACTTGGTGCCGTAATGGTCACAATTGCCGTTGTTCCTGAAACAAAAGCAATTGGCGTTGTTGGAGCAATTGTTGTTGCGCTTGCTACCGTTGGTGCTGCCGCGCTTACTGCGTTAAAACTGCTCAATACAAGGCTTGTGCCTGTAGCTGCACCAATGACGGGAGTTACCAGAGTTGGTGTAGTTGCAAATACAGCAGAGCCGGTGCCGGTTTCGTCAGTCAAAGCTGTTCGTAAATTGGCACTGCTTGGTGTTGCCAAGAATGTGGCTACACCTGTACCCAAGCCACTTACGCCAGTTGCAACAGGTAAGCCTGTGCAATTGGTCAACGTGCCGCTTGTAGGTGTCCCAAGTATAGGCGTTACCATTGTCATACTGGTACTGGTGCAAGCGCTGATATTGCCGCTGGCAACTGTGCCCAACGCGGGTGCAACCAATGTTGAATTGGTAAACAATAGCGCATTGGTGACTTGTTTAGTCGTGCCCGATTGCACAATTGGCAAGACATCCGCAACGGCGGCAGCAGTTGCAACGGGGAGAGCTGTGATTGCGATGGTGGCCATGTTAGTAGTTTCCTGCGTAAATGTTAAAGCGTTGACGAGTGGCGACAATGGCGTAAGGCATAGACATTACGTCATCTGGGTTGTTGATGCGCTTCAAGTTGCGCTTGCTGGTCATAGCGATGCGCTGCACTTGGGGGCTTGGCTCGACGCCAAACTCGGGGGCAAACTCCATCGCCAAGTTGTAGACAAACGCTCGCAAATAGCCTGGTGGGAACAGGATGTCAGTCGCCAAGTTAGCTGGTTGAGTCAGTTCTTCCACCGAAATAAAGTGCCATTCCAAGTCCCGTGTGGGCTTGGGGTAGATGTACATATCAACATCAGGGTAGGTCATGTTGATAAACAGCACTTGCGGGTATGTAGATGTCACCGTCTTAACAGCAATACCATCGTACTGCTGTTGGTTAATCATTTTTATGCCAAAGCTGACATTGGTGCTTGCGTCGCGGTAGTAGGTAGCGTCGTCCAGCAGAATGGGCCGGTTGCCTACAAAGTCACCTGTTGGGCCAAGAGTGCGGTTAATAAACCCAGCAGGCCAAGTAAACACCTGGTCTTGAGTGCTAAAGACAGATAGACGCTCAGTATTCCATGAGTCGATCATCTGGTTGAGCGCCATCAGCGCATCTTGCGACACAGATGCAGAAGGTGTCTCACCTTCGGCCAACACACCAAGCAATCGTAATGCACGGTTTATTTGATCACCTGCCGTGTAAATGGCCATGTTTATGCTCCTTGTTCGACCACCTCTGTGGGTCGGCTACGACGACGTTTGACTTCCAGTGGAGCCGCCTCAACAGGCGTGTCTAAAGTATATCGCACCCAACCATTTTTTTCATCTTCTACGGCTTCAAGCTCCATAGTGGCAACTTTGGCACCGTGAACTTCATGAGACATGTAAATAACAGCCATAGTTTAAGAGGGGGCTGTTTAGGCCCCCGTTTGGTTAGGTTGCGCCGTGGATGATGGAAAAGTTGATGATGACAGCTTCAGAGTATGAAGTGGCAGCAGTCAAGTTACGCAGCGTGATTAAAGCAGAGCCAGCAGCCAAATACGAAACGTAAGTGGTGTAAGCCCCAGCAGCACTACCAGTCGTATTACTGGAAACATTCACAATGATTGTGTCATTGATGGAAATTGCGCTGTTTGTCAAAATAAACGAAACGGCAACCCCTGCGGCCAACGCTGCGTCGTGCATCGTAATACGACCAGCAGACTTGTTTAAAGTCACGCCCGTCGATTTACTTGTCAACTGAGTTACAGCACCTTGTGCTGCTGCGGAATAGCCAATTTCTTGACTAGCGTAACAGGTAGTGAATTCGGGATCGCTATATGCGACACCGCTTGCTTGTGTATTTGGCATGATTTTTTCCTTTAAAAACAGGGGCCGAAGCCCCCATTAATTACATCAAAAATGCCGAATAAGCTGCGTCGCCAGTCTTCACAAAACGGTAGGTGTAAGCACCGAAACGTGGGACAGTGACTGAGCCAAAGATCGTAATACCAGTGCCTGTTGTGACAGGAACGGTAGACGATGCGCCAGTGTTGTTGTTGTTGCAAATTGTCAAGCTAAAAGCTGA